ATTATTTTAGGTGCTGCGATTTCCTTAACTGGTAAATACTCATCTAATGGTGTTCATACTCAAAATGGTTATAACATGGCCGTTGATAGAATTAACAGCATGGGTGGTGTTAAAGTTGGTGGAAAGACTTATAAGTTTGAGGGTATATGGCCTTCAACTATTTCCGCAATTGATCTTGCATGGGATAGTAACGATACTCCAGAAGAGTATACAGTTGAGTTCCAGGTTCAGTACTGGACATACGACTCTGACAGAAACACAGGTAATTCTACCTCTTTAAGATAGGGTCTATAAATATAATTAAATGGAGATAAGTTGAATGGCACAGTTATTTGGTTATTCACTTGATCGAAAGAAGAAGGGGTCTAAAGGTTTAGGCCCTTCTTTCGTAACGAAAGATTCGGATGACGCAGCACAACCCATTGTAGCTGGTGGTTATTTTGGACAGTACGTAGATCTAGGTGATGCGGCTAATAAAGCAAGTGATGTAGATTTGATTGGTAGATACCGTGAGATGTCTTTACATCCAGAGGTAGATCAAGCAGTCGGAGATATAGTTAATGAAGCCATTGCAGGTGACTTAGACGATAAAACAATAGAAATTAATTTAGAAAACTTTCCTGGTAGTAACTCAGTTAAGACAAGAATTCGTGAAGAGTTTGAAAATGTATTAACTCTACTAGATTTTGATAGGAAAGCATATGATATCTTCCGTAGGTGGTACATCGACGGAAGACTTTTTTATCATAAGATGATTAATCCTGATAATCCTCAGGAAGGTATGACTGAGCTCAGGTATATCGACCCTAGAAAGATTAAAAAGGTGATTGAATATGATAAACCAAAAGACAGGGTTTCCCCCGCAGACCCAGAAGTTAATACTTTAATACCAAAGAGTGTAGAGTACTTCATTTATTCACCTAAGGGGTTACGTGGGTATGAGAACCACGGAATAAAAATTGCACCTGACGCAGTATGCTTTGTCCACTCAGGACAATTAGATATGCAGCGTAACTATGTGCTATCTCATCTACATAAAGCTATTAAGGCAACTAACCAGTTGAGAATGATTGAAGATTCACTGGTTATTTACCGTATGTCTCGTGCACCAGAGCGTAGAATCTTCTATATAGATGTGGGTAACCTACCGAAGCAAAAAGCGGAGCAATATCTCCGTGAGGTTATGTCTCGTTATAGGAATAAGTTAGTATATAACGCTGACACTGGTGAAATAAGAGACGATAAGAAATTCATGTCTATGCTAGAAGACTTCTGGCTACCAAGACGTGAGGGTGGAAGAGGTACAGAAATTTCTACTCTACCAGGTGGACAAAACCTAGGTGAATTAGAAGATATTAAGTACTTCCAGAAGAAACTCTACCGTGCATTGAATGTACCTGAGTCACGTTTAGAATCTGACAGCTCCTTTAATGTAGGACGTAGTGCAGAAATCACACGTGATGAAGTTAAATTCCAAAAGTTTGTAACCAGACTTCGTAAGAGATTCTCTGACCTATTCCTTGACCTACTTAAGACACAAATTTGTCTTAAAGGTGTCCTAACTCTTGATGAGTGGGACATAGTTAAGGAGCACATCCAGTTTGATTTCATTGCTGACAACTACTTTGCTGAGTTGAAAGAGCAGGAGATCATGAATGAGCGTATGAATCTAGTCGCTCAGATGGATCCCCTAACTGGTAAATATTTCTCTATAGAATATATGCGTAGGCATGTATTACGTCAGACTGAGGTTGAATTCCAAGAGATTCAAGCACAGATGGATGCAGAAATAGCAGAGGGTAAGTTAGTTTCACCTGTTGAGCTTCAAAAACTTGAAGTAGAACAGATGGAGATGGCATTACAACCTCCAGAACCAGATCCCGCAACCTTAGGTATTAGTCCTGCGGATTATAAAAAAGGAGATATCTAAATAGTAATATTGATAAGTAACATTATGCCAACAGATGTAGCAAGAGATATCGTAAACGCATTGTTTGCGGGTAAGAAAGATCTTTCTGATTATGTTGTCCAAGGTATGAATGATAAAGCATTAGATGCCATAGAGACACAGAAGAAAGAGTTGGGTAAAACCATGTTCAAACCACAGGAAGACGGTCCTGAAAACACCGAGCAACCTGAGGATGCAGCACCCGAAGCATCTGCTGAAACTGAAACCGAAACCGAGGAACCAAAAGATGAAACTGATCAGGGAGGAAATTGAAACCGCTAAGGTAACAATCACCGAAGGTAAGAATGGTAAGAAAAACCATTTTATCGAGGGTGTATTTTTGCAGGGCGAAATCAAAAACCGCAATGGTCGGATGTATCCCATTTCGACTCTTCAACGTGAGGCGGTTAACTACAACAAGAAGTACATCGAAAAAGGACGTGCTCTTGGTGAGTTAGGTCATCCAGATGGTCCTACTATCAACCTAGATAGAGTGTCACATCTAATTACTTCTCTTAAGCAAGAGGGTAATAACTATGTGGGTAAAGCAAGACTATTGGATACACCAATGGGTAACATTGCTAAAAACCTCATTGATGAGGGTGTCAAGTTAGGTGTTTCATCACGTGGACTTGGTACTATAAGAGAAAGAGACGGTGTTAAAGTTGTCATGGATGACTTTATGCTCGCAACTGCTGCTGATATAGTGGCAGACCCTTCCGCACCCGATGCTTTCGTCAATGGAATCATGGAAGGAAAGGAATGGATCTATAATAATGGGTCAGTTCAAGAGCAAACAGTGGAGCAGATTAAGAAAAGAATCGATAATGCTGCACTAAATCAGATGGAAGAGGTAAAACTTTCCGCATTTTCACAGTATTTACAAGGTTTGTAATATCAAACTTGTCTAAATAATCTATAGCAATCGCAATTTGTCGTAACGGAGACTACAATGTCAGAAGAGAATACTAAAACTCTGGATGAATCAAGTGTAACCGCAGGAGCAAAGCCAGCAGAACCCCAAGGTAAACTTGGAGCAGATGGTAGTAGTCTCGGTGGTGTACAAGATTTAGGTGGACCTACACCTTTTAATTCCAAACCAACAGATGATAGTAACAAGTATAAAACTATCGCTGGTGGAAACGCACAAGCACCTACAACGAAACCAAGTGATGCTTCCGCATCTACTCAGACTTTCGCTGATAAAGGTGATGTGAAAGCAGGACACGAGCCCGAAGGCGACGTGATTGCTGAAACCCCTGCTGAAGAAAGCGTCATCGAAGTAGATTTATCTGCTGACGTTGCTGCACTTACTGAAGGTGAAGACCTATCAGAAGAATTCAAAGAGAAAGCAAAGACTATCTTTGAAGCTGCGGTAGTTTCTAAGCTAAACGAAGAGCTAGAGCGAATGCATGAAGACTATGCAAAGGCACTAGACAAAGAAATTGAGACAGTTAAAACAGAACTTTCTGAGAAAGTTGACGACTATCTATCTTATGCTGTCGGTCAGTGGATGGAGAAGAATTCTCTACAGATCGAGAGTGGTATTAAAGCTGAGATGGGTGAGTCTGTATTAACAGGTCTTAAAAAAGTTTTCGTCGAGAATTACATTGACCTTCCCGACGAGAAAGTTGACCTTGTAGATGGTCTACAAGAGCAACTCAATAACATGGAGTCTAAACTCAACGAATCAATTGAAGAAAACGTTGGACTTTCTAAGAAAGTTGGCGGCTATATTAAGAATGGGATTGTGACAGAGATTGCAGAGGGCTTAAGTCTCTCTCAGAAGGAGAAACTAGTCTCCCTCGCAGAAGCTGTTGAGTTTGAAAATGAAGAATCTTTCAAAGAGAAAGTTTCTACTTTACGTGAGTCCTATTTCTCTACGAAGCCTGAGAAGACTACGGTCTCTGAGGATGTCCAAGTAGAGAACGCCCCTGAAGCTGGCAGTGCTATGGATGCATATTCACAAGCAATTGCACGTTGGGCAAAATAATCCACAATTTCTATTCTTAAACGGAGTCAGTTAACAAAATGTTTAACGCAGAATCACTCCAAGAGAAGTGGAACCCTATTCTTGAGCACTCTGAGCTCGATCCTATTAAGGATACCTACAGAAAAGCGGTTACATCAGTCCTCTTGGAAAACCAAGAAAAGTTTTTGAAAGAAGAGCGTGGTCTCGTTACTGAAGCAGCACCTACCAACTCACTTGGTGGTACTGGTTACTCAGGAGGTAGCACCGCTACAGGTCCTGTTGCAGGTTTCGACCCAGTTCTAATTTCATTAATTCGTCGTAGTATGCCTAAGCTAATCGCTTACGACATTTGCGGAGTTCAACCAATGACAGGTCCTACTGGACTTATCTTTGCAATGAGATCCACAAAAGGCACAAACAGAGATATCAACAACAGTGCAGTTGAAACATTCTTCAACGAAGTTGATACCGAGCATTCATCTGAGAACAGTGCTAATGGTTTAGCATCTAATACTCAGACTGGATCTAACCCAGGTCTACTTGCCGATGGTGCTGGACAGTACACAATCGGTGGTCAAGGTATGACTACTGCTCAGTCTGAAGCATTAGGTGATGGTGCAACTAACCACTTCAACGAGATGGGATTCTCGATTGAAAAGGTTACTGTTACTGCTAAGTCACGTGCTTTGAAAGCTGAGTACAGTTTAGAGCTTGCTCAAGACTTGAAGGCAGTTCATGGTTTAGACGCTGAGTCTGAATTGGCAAACATCCTCTCAACAGAGGTACTTGCTGAAATCAACCGTGAAGTTGTAAGAACAGTCTACAAAATAGCTCGCCCAGGTGCACAGAATAACACAGCAACAGCTGGTGTTTTTGACCTCGACGTTGACTCAAACGGAAGATGGTCAGTTGAAAAGTTTAAGGGACTACTTTTCCAAATCGAAAGAGACATGAATGCCATCGGGCATGAAACTCGTCGTGGGAAGGGCAACATCCTCATCTGCTCTGCTGATGTGGCATCTGCTCTGTCTATGGCTGGAGTTCTCGACTACTCTTCTGGCATCAATGGTGCTGTAGGAGGACTAGGAAACGTAGATGATAACTCTTCTACTCTAGTTGGAACCCTAAACGGACGCATTAAGGTCTATGTTGACCCTTATTCAGCAAACGTAAGTGACGCTCACTTCTATGTTTCTGGATACAAAGGTAGCTCTGCATATGACGCAGGTCTATTCTACTGCCCTTACGTGCCATTACAGATGGTCAGAGCCGTAGGACAAGACACCTTCCAACCAAAAATTGGATTCAAGACTCGTTACGGAATGGTCGCAAACCCATTCGCAGAGGGTCTAACCCAAGGTGAAGGTGCTCTAACTGCTAATGCTAACCGTTATTACAGACGTGTTAGAGTTAACAACCTAATGTAATAATATCGATTATGATATCAACAAAAAGACCCCTCTGGGGTCTTTTTTTATGCTAAGATACCTAAATATTAGTGCAGAATAGG